TTCATTCCACTTAGCGTAGCGCTGCTACGCTGCGTTTCATTCACGTTAGCCAGAATGAAAAATTCGCGGCGCATCTTGGCGCATTTTCATCTGGAAATCGTATAAAACAATTTATTAGGAAGGATGATTTTCCCGATGAAAGCAACCGCTTGGAACACCGGCTGGCTCTTCCGCCATTTGGACAGCCAGGAAAACTTCGTCCCCGTCACCATCCCGCACGACGCCATGCAGGCGGAACCCCGCACGGAGCTGTCCGCAAACGGCATCAACGGCGGCTGGTACGAGGGACGCGACTACGAGTATATCCGCCGCTTTACGCCGGATAAGTCCCTGCGCAACAAGACGCTGATGCTGGAATTTGAGGGTGTGTACCATCTGGCGGAGGTGTACCTGAACGGCGAGAAGATTGCCGAGCGCCCGTACGGCTACACGAATTTCTATGCGGACTTGACCGACCGCGTCCGCTTTGACGAGGAGAACGAGCTGCGTGTGATTGCCCGCAACAGCGATCAGCCCAACAGCCGCTGGTATTCCGGCGCGGGCATCTATCGCCCGGTGGTGCTGTGGACGGCGGATAAGCAGCAGCATATCGCCCTGAACGGCGTTCGCATCCGCACGGTGTCCATCAATCCCGCGACAGTCGAAGTCGCCGTGCGCACCGTCGGCGCGGGGCGCGTGTCGGTGGATGTGCTTGCGGGCGAAAAGCAGGTTGCATCCGCCGCCGCGGATACGACGGGCGAAGTCACCCTGACGCTGACTGTCCCCAACGCAAAACTGTGGGACGTGGAGCACCCGAACCTCTACACCTGCCGCGTCCGCTTCGGCAGCGACGAGGACTTGCAGACCTTCGGTATCCGCACCCTTTCGTGGGGCAAAAAGGGCATTCTGCTCAACGGCGAGCGCGTCATTGTGCAGGGCGCGTGCATCCACCACGACCAGGGCATCCTCGGCGCGCGCTGCTATGCGCAGGGCGAGGAGCGCCGCGTCCGCCTGCTGAAGGAAAACGGCTACAACGCCGTCCGCAGCGCGCACAATCCCTGCTCGAAGGCATTGCTGGACGCGTGCGACCGCCTCGGGATGCTGATGATGGACGAGTACATCGACCACTGGTACATCCACAAAACGGAATACGACTATGTGCCGTACTTTGACAAGTGGTGGAAGCAGGACATCGCCGACATGGTGGACAAGGACTACAACCACCCGTGCGTCATCCTGTACTCCACGGGCAACGAGGTCAGCGAAACGGCGCAGAAGAAGGGCATCCAGCTCACCCGCGAGCTGACGGACTACCTGCATTCGCTGGATAATACCCGCCCCGTCACCTGCGGCATCAACATCTTCTTCAACTTCCTGTCCTCCATTGGCTTCGGCGTGTACAGCGACGAGAAGGCGAAGAAGGAAGCCGAAAAGGCGGAGAAGCTGCGCGCCGCCGGGGTGCAGCCGCAGAAGAAGAAGGCCGTCGGCAGCAAGTTCTTCAACGACCTCGCGGGTCTGATGGGCGACGAATTCATGAAGCGCGGCGCGACTTTGCACGGCTGTGACGTGCGCACGCGCGACGCGTTTGCCAACATGGACATTGCGGGCTACAACTACGGCATCTACCGCTACAAGCACGACCTGAAGAAGTACCCGAACCGGCTGATTCTGGGCAGCGAGACGTTCTGCAACGATGCGTACCGCTTCCGCGAGCAGGCGAAGAAGAACCCGCGTCTGGTGGGCGATTTCGTCTGGGCGGGGATGGACTATCTGGGTGAAGTCGGCGTTGGATCGTGGGAATACAAGGCGTACGCGACGCAGTTCAGCGGGCTGGGCTGGACGACGGCGGGTTCGGGGCGAATCGACCTGAATGGCCGTCCGCTGGGCGAAGCGCTGTACACCCGCGTCGCGCTGGAGCAGGAAATCGGGCCGTACATCGCGGTTCGCCCGGTCATGTTCTCCGGCGAGAAGCATTCGCCGTCGGCATGGAAGATGACGGACGCCATGCCGTCGTGGAGCTGGGCTGGCTGCGAGGGCAAGAAGGCGCACATTGAGGTCTACGCGCGCGCGGCGAAGGTCGCGCTGCTGCTGAATGGCAAGAAAGTGGCGGAAAAGCAGCTGAAGAACGACTGCTTGGCGAAATTCACCATTCCGTACCAATCCGGCACGCTGGAAGCCGTGTCCTATGACGCGATTGATCGCGTGCTGGGGCGCTGCAAGCTGCAAACGGCCGGGGCGGACACGGTTCTGCGCGCCGTGCCGGAGGAAAAGAAAACGAAACCCGGCCGCCTGTGCTACATCCGCATCCGCTACACCGACCGTGCGGGCGAATTGAAGCCGATGGAACGCGGCATGGTGAACATCACGGTCAGCGGCGGCAAGCTGCTGGCGGCGGGCAGTGCGTGCCCCTTCCATCCGGGCAGCTACCTGACGCCGGAAACCGACACCTACTACGGCGAAGCGCTGGCGGTGGTGGAAGCAGGCGAAAGCGGCGCGGTGGAGGTTTCCATCAGCGACGGCGAGCGCAGCGACACGGTGAAAATCCCGATTGCGTAAGAGAAATTCCCTATTATTTATAATGCAAACAGCCGCAGTTCCTGTGTTGGAGGACTGCGGCTGCTTTTTGGTGCAATTGTAAATTCTGCCGCCCAGTATTGCCAAGAGCAGGAACTCCCTACGCCCACGGCGAATATATCAAAGGCGAACAAAATTCCTCACAACCCAAGCGATGCGAACGCGAAGAAAGAAGGAAAACGCATGAAACGCTTTCGGAAGTTTTTGAATGACCTGCGCGAACCGCTTGGTATCGGCATGAAACGGCTGATGATTGCGCTCACAATCATTCTGGGCATCGTGATTGTTACCGTCGCCGGGTGGCTGCTCTGGTCACGAATCGGGATGGCGTATGCGCGGAACAAGGTGTCGGACACCTATCTGCAAAATCAGCCCGCTTACCAGTCCTTCGTGGCGGACAGGGACGATTATGCCTATCGGGTGCGCTATACGACCTTTTACACGCCGTCGGACGCACTGACGGAGATGGGCGTTGAGAAAATCTATGAAGAGGTGGGCAGCTGCATTTGCTTTGAGCAGGCATGGCGGGCACTGGGAGGCATTCCGCAGGGGATACTCTACGCACCGGACACGGAGGAGGTGCCCTCGTGGTATCACCGGGTGCAGCTGGATAACGACTGGTATTATTACTGGATTCCGGGCTGATGCACGGCGGAATCTGACGTGCCATGAAGGAGGCAGCATATGAATCACTGCAAGCAAACGGTTTTTCTGATTCTACTGATGCTCGTCCTGCTCTTGCCGCTGGCATCGGCGGAGGGGCGCACGTTTATCACGGTGGATGGCTGCGTACCCCTCGAAATTCGGGAGGGCAGCGCGGTCACGGCGGACGAGCTCGTCATCCCGAAGTGGGGGAACGTCATCAATCCGCAGTTTGGCGACCAGATTTCCCCGTCGCTTACCAATGGCGACACGGTGGTGCAGGGCGACATCAGCAGTCTGCGCGTGCTGCTCCTGCTGGCGGACGCGGACGGGAACAAGTATCTGCAAGCCGCCGTGTGGGACGCGGACAGCGCGACGTACGCCATCACGCGCAGTTCAAACCTGCCGGAAAATGCGTATCTGGACACCTATCACGAGGGGGATGCTATTTTTCTGTCAGTTGGATACGACACGCCGGGATTTGCCGAATCGGGTGATTTGGACGACCTTGCGTGGCTGTACATCACGGCGGAATGGACGGACGCGGGCGCGTGGGTCGTGACCGATGTGACGGACGGGTTCTCGTTCTTCGTGGATTACGACGACGGGCAGTACGTTGTCCGGGACTACTGGGACGAGGAAGTGCTGCAAACGATTTCGCGGGATGCAACACTGGACACATTCGACTTTGTGAACCCGTTCGCGGCGGAAATCGGGTGGATGAAGTAAGATGAACAAGCTCTGGAATCTGCAAAACTACTCGGCGGAGGCGCTGCACCGAACCGTCAGGCGCGACGGGCTGCGCATACGGCAGGAAAAAGTTCCCCGATTTTTCACGCGCAAGTTGCTTTTCCCTTGCGCGAATCCGCCGATTATGCTATAATAGGTTTGCTGCTGAAAATTGCGTGCTTCGGCGGCAACTTGTGAAAGCCTTGAAATCACCGGGTTTCAGGCGCATGAGCCCATAGCTCAGTAGGATAGAGCGACTGCCTCCTAAGAAAGCGCTCAACGCTTCCCTTTGCGTCGCTGACTTGATAGGAATGGGGTTCAAAACCTACCGAGTGGCGGACAAACCGCTTCCCAAGCCTTCTGTGGAAGGGAAATCGTCGCCTCGCTACGATAAGGAAAACAAATATGATTTCATAATTATTTTTCTTATCAAAGCAGAACTAAAATAAAGCCATAAGAATCGCACTGAAACCGTGCGAAAACCTTGAAATCACCGGGTTTCAGGCACATGAGCCCATAGCTCAGTTGGATAGAGTAACTGCCTCCTAAGCAGTCGGTCGTGGGTTCGACTCCCACTGGGCTCATTACCAAATAAATAAATCTTTCTGGTTGACGTTCTCGCGTGCGTGTTGGCAAACGCGCGAAGGACATCAGCTGGAAAGAATTTTTTGCCTACTATTGGAAATCTGCTTTTTGCCCCGCTGCTGGCACTGTTGGCAGCTTTCCAACACTTTGCCTTTTTTGCCAACACCGCTGTTCTGGCAAACGGGCGATTTGCCTAACATCCGCGTGCGCAGCGTGTCAGCAATTTTCTGCGCTCCGCATTTTCTGGAATTATCTGTATGATGAGATGGATTCTCAACAGGCAAAATAACAATATTTTTTAGTAATCGTCTTGACTTCCTGTGCATCGAATTATCAATTCTTCTCATGCCCTGTTTCGCTATGTTGGGTGCGGTTAGACAAAGAAGCAGCCGTGTGCTGGCATGCAAACCGCCTGCCGCTTTTAATGGCAGCAAAAAACTCTGCGGGAGATTTCCGCAGAGCTTTTGAGGATATTGTGGTGTTCGTGATTATCCCAGCGTCTTGGCGAGCATTTTCAGCATAGCGACCATATCCGGATTGCTGAAAATTTTGAGCAGCACTTCTGAATTAAGCCCCGCCTGCTGCACTTGCTCTTCCACGGCTTTATCCTGCGCTTCCGGCACGATTTTCACGCCCTTTCCGCCATAAAACGCCTGCTCAAACAGCTGCGCATTGTTTCTGCGGCTCTCGTCCAGAATGTGCGAATACTGATCCGTTACCATTGTCGCCTGCGCATGACCGGAATCCCCCTGCACCGCCTTAATATCGCTGCCATTCAGCTTGAGTTTGTAGGTGATGCTGGAGTGCCGCAGACTATGGAAGCAGACTTGCGGAAGCGCGTTTGCCTCAATCAGCTGCCGCATACTCTTGCGGATGATGTTCGATTCCACCGGCTGACCACGGCTTCCCGCGATGACGAGGTTGTAGTCGTGGTACTCTGCACCCAGCTGCTCAATCAGCAAATCCTGCTCCATTTTCCACTTCGTCAGGTTTTCAGCAACCGTCTTGGGAAGAAAAATTTTCCGGATGCTGGCCCGCGTTTTCGGCTTTTTCAGAATCAGTACGGTATTGTTCTGCAAGCCGATTTCGGGGAATGTGGTCAGCACGTCCTTACTGTCGGTAGCTTCCATGCTGCGCTTGTTGACGCGCTGGAGTTGCTTGTTGACGACAATGTGGGCTGTTCCCGCCGCAATGCTCTCTTCCGAAATGTCTACGCAATCCCACGTCAGTCCGAGCAGTTCGCCAATGCGCAAAGAGCAGGAAAACGCCAGATTCAGGCACAGTTTCAGTCGCTCATCTTCACAGCAGTCAATCGCGTGGAACAGCGTCTGAGAATCCCAGATGTCGCGCTCCTTCATTTCGTATTTCGGGAGGGTTGCAAACTCGGCAGGGTTCTTTTCGATGAGCTCCCATTTTTCTGCCTGATTGAAAGCGCTGTGCAGAAGATTGTGGATTTTGCGAATCGTCGGCGGCTGCACAAACTTCCCAGTTTGGCGATACTTCTTGTCCGTCATCAAGGGCATCGCGGGCGTTTTCAGCAGTCCCTGATAGAACATTTCCAGCACCCGCGGCGTAATTTCCTTCAACCGCAGTTCGCCGAGTTTGGGGGCAATGTAGTGCCGAATCAGCCCGGTGTTTGAGCTGT